TTCAGGCTAACATGGCGCATGAACTCCGAAACATCTTTTGTATGTGGCAAGCCTGTTAGCGCAAAGGTGCCATTCTCTAATAGCTTGCTAACAGCAAATGTAACATCTTGACCCGTTGACGCGAAGTTGCCGCCATCAAGTTTCGCGGATGTTGTAAATGCAGCATCTTGACCGCTTAACGCGAACGATGCCTGATTAAGCTGCGCAGATATGTCAAAGGTTGCAGATTGACCTGTTAAAGTGAATGAAGCCTGATCCGCGCCTTCGCTAATATCTTTTAGCGCATCTTGACCGACTAATGTGAATGCGCCATTGCCGTGCGAACGGCTTATAGTAAATGCCGCCGCTTGGCCCGTTAAGGTGAACGTGCCTGATGCCGCGTCAAAGATATATTCTTGCGCTTGTACACCACTATCCGCGAGTGGTGCGGAAGCTAATGGTGTAAAGCCAAGCATAGGTTATGACTTCCAGTAAGTACGACCAGACGTGATGGTGCTATTGATGCGCGTCATGTCTTTGCCGCCATCTGTGTACTTGCTGTCTAGCACTTCCGCTTCCAAATGCATGACCATGTTGCCGACTTGCTTTTTCTTTTCAGCATCGCCCTCATGTTCCATTTTCATGCCGTTCTGGATGTTTTCAATCTGATCGCACATGTGCAGCAACTTTAGGTAGTCGCGGTCTAATTCATTCACAGCCATCTTAGTTTCCTTCTAGTGTAGCTATACGCGCTTCTAGCGCATCACATTTCGCCGACAACTCTTGCACGGCTTTTACAAGAATAGGATACGATCTAACGTAATCCGCTTCTAACTTTTCTGGGTTTGCCCAATTCACTAAGCGTGTGCGTGATGACGATGAGTGGTCTAGCTCAACATCGTGCAAATCTTGCGCAATGAACCCAATGTCTGGCTTTGCCCCCAGTGACCCATCGCGGCGGTTCCAAGTAAACTGAACTGGGCGCATGTCGTTGATGAAGTCTAGGCCATACGGAATGTCTGCGATTGCAGTCTTATCGCGCTCATCAGACAGGCTGCTTATTGTCTGAACATTGCAGCGCAGTGAGGTTATATTATTATCGCCAAGGGTGATTTCGTTTGTTGCAGTTGCACCACTAGGCATGGCCTCAAAACCAATGACTGTAACATTTGAGCCTGTTGTTAGTGCGTTTGTGGAAGAACCACCTTGTTGATACCCCGCATTTCTGCCGACAAGTGTATTATTTGATCCCGTACTGACACTAAAACCAGCACTAGTACCGCAAGCTACATTACTATCCCCTGACGTTACAGATTTTAAAGCACTGTTACCAAATCCTGAGTTTGCCCCGCCTGACGATAATGTGTATAAAGACGACACGCCAACTCCTACATTAGCGTTGGCTGTCCCGCCAGAGTAACCTGCGTCATAACCCACAAAAATGTTGTAATCGCCGCCATCTAAATCATAGCCAGCTTGATAGCCTATCGCTACATTATAATAGCTATCATCGGTAGCACTCCCCATCACTTGGTAGCCAATGGATACGCTCTGGGTTGTTCCGCGCGAGTTTCCTCCGATAATAACTGCATTCGCGGTTGATGTGGATAATACATTTGATTGGTAACCTGCAATCGTATTATAGTCCCCACTAAATAAGGCACTGCCTGAACCATAACCGATGGCTACGTTATAATATGGGTTGCCTGTGGAGCTACGTCCCAAAGCATCATAACCTATAGCAACTGAATTAACATGGAAGCCATCTGACATTGATAAAGCGCCAACGGCTACTGACCTATCTCCAGTGCAGTCATCCATTGCGAGATAGCCAACTGCTACTTGGTAGTCTTTACTATCCGCATCTATATTCCCTGCATTGTAACCAAGATAAGTGCCGCCAGTTAAAAAATCACCACCGCCACTACCTACGCCAACCGCAGTTGAATAGCTATCTGTGGTATTCTGCGCCATGCTATTTTGACCCACCGCCACATTATAAAAAGCTGTGGTTAGTGCGCCCCCAGCATTATATCCTAACAATACATGGCCACTACCTGTAGTTATTTCATCACCTGTGCGATTTCCTATCGCTACTGAAAAGCCGCCTGTTGTCGCATTTTGTAAGCAATTACGTCCAATAGCTACGTTATAGCTACCCCCAGATGACGTAAGGCTTTCCAGTGCGCCATCGCCTATTGCAATATTATCTGTATTAAGATCATCAGGCCATGCGCTTTGCCACAGCATCGCCGTGCCAGTTTGGTCAGGCAGCGTAATCGTGCGGTCAGCAGTTGGGTCAGTAACGGTTACAGTGGTTTCAAAGTCGTCTGCTGTTGCGCCTTCGAAGATGATATTTTCGGTCAAGTAAATCCGACCTTCTACATCAATGCCTGTTGACGCGGTGTTTAGTTTTAATGATGAAAAACCAGTAGATTGATCTGTATATCTAAGCTGCGCTTCCCCACTTGTTCCATCTGCTATTAATAAAGAAGCATAGCCGCCATTATTATTTTCTGCACCAATAAAAACACCTTTATTTGCAGCATGGTTTGTGATGTAAAGGTTGCCAGTGTTGTTGTCTATAACTCCTGATATTAAACCAGAGCTATGACTGATTTCTAGATCGGAACCATCCCCAAAGACAGCTTTGTCATTGTCGCCAAAAGATACATCCCCAGTAAACGCCCCGCCACTCGCTGGCACAATATCTTCTGCCGCCGCCGTAATAAACACAACTGCATCGCCCGACAAATCAAGCAATGCGCCCGTTGAACTTTCTGTCAGTGTGCGTGAAAGCGTTGTTCCTGTGGCCGTATATGTACCTGTCCCAATTTCCCAGCTATCGCCATCTTCTATTGTGTAACGTACACTGTCGCCATCAGATACACCGCCATCAGCAAACGATTGATAACCTGTTTCGGCACTGCCTAGTGTGATGGTGCCTGTTCCAGTTGTGGACGTAGCGACCTTAACGCGATTGGCTAGAACAACCATTTTTCACCTACTTATGAAAGTTGAATAACACCGTTGCTGTCGTCAAAGTTGAACGTAAAGCTGTCGCCGTCATTCAGTGTTAGTGCAGAACCATAATCATAATAACCCAAGATAGGATCAGCGGGTGATGTCACTGTGTCATTGTAGATATACAAATATTGGAACGGGCCAACTGATCCACCTGAAGCTGTCACCGTCAAATCGGCCAAGACAAGTTTATATGTGCCGCTTGTCTGCGATGATGATGTTGTAGTGATGTTTCGTGATGATAGGTTTGTATAAGAAACTTCTGTCACATTACCCAGAATGCCATTGCCATCTGATGCAGGGTTAGATGTTTCTGAAGCGGGTGCAGTATTCGACAACGCAGCAACGAATTGATCGCTCTCTAAGTCCATATTATGAACCATGTTTAAAACTGCATCGTTTACCTTGTTGAAGGATGCCATGTGAGGAACTCCGTAAATTAAAGCATATGCAAGCGCATTCTAGCGCATTTGCGGTTATTTGCAAAGACTAGGTTGGCGGTGCTGGCCATGTCGGGTTTGCAGGGTCAGTTGTGTTGGACGGCAAATCACGCAAAGCCTGTCGATAGCTGCGCCATGATGCCTTTTGGTCATCGCTTAAAGGCGCATCTGGCATCTGCGTCCAATCAGTAGCTTTGAGCTTAGTATTTCTATCAATGCGCAATTTACCCCAATCAAAATCACTCATTTCTTCACCTCTAGCGCAAATAAACCATATACGATGCCTATGACCGAAGAAGTATTGCCACTGTTTGCAGTTATGCGAACCCCTACAGTATTTGTCCCCGCTGATGCTGTAATTCGCATCATGTAGGCACAAGGTAATCCAAAGAAGTCTTGCACGGGTGCATTTGAAACAGCCCCTATTCCAGATGCTACACTGCCATTTTGCAGAATGCTTAGATTGACCGTATCACCAGCCGTAGAGGAACCCGCTGTCCAGTTAAAGAGGATAACCAATTCTGATCCACTGTCACAGTTTGTAATTGATGCCGTTACGTCTTTTGTGCTGCCAGCCGTAAGGGTAAATGCACTTTGCCCACTTGTACCAGCCTTTGTTACTGAATTTGCTGCAAGTTGTGCTGTATCAACGCCACCCGATTTGATAATCAGGTTGCCCGAACCGTCACTGTCTAAGGTTACGTTATCAATTTGTATTTGGCTTGCTGTCAGGGTTCCGCGTATGGCCGCTGAACCAAATTCAGCAAATCCAGTGTCGCGTTCTATTTTCCAGCCTGACGTATCAGCAACATAGTTATCGCTTTCAAGGTCAGCGGCAACTTGAATTGCTCCAGTTGGTGTGGTGAATACGATGGTTTGCGCAGATGTAACTCCGTCAATCGTCACCGTAAAGGCTGATGACCACTCCTTTAGATTAGTGTCTGTTATGTCAATCTGTGGCTGCGTCAAAGCCCAATCTGTAGTTAAGCCTGTGAACGATGCGGTTGATACGCTGTAGCTAGTTGCAGACGGTGTGCTTGGCGCATCTGCATCTGGTTCAAGTAACTGATAATAAACACGACCTGAAATAACCGTATCACCAGTATCACCATCAGCACCTGTCGCACCTGTCGCACCATCGGCACCATCTTGCGGGTCAGCTTCAGTTGTTACAGCACCAGTGCCAGTAGAAAAGTCAGACGCATTGCCCGTAAAATCTACTGCTTTAAGGAAGTAATACCGTGTTGTGTTTTGCGCTAGACCACCATGCACAAATTCGGTTGCGGCTGTTGTACCTAATAAAGTTGCGCCCGTAGATGTATTGCTGGTGTTTACATAAATCTGGACTTCCTTGAAATCATCATCAGTTGGATTTGTCCACGATATAAAGTTAGAGCGATACCCACCAGAACCGCTAACTGATGTAGGTACAGCGGGTGCATCTGTATCCGCATCAGCGGTAAATGTTACATCAGCTTGGGTTCCCACATAGCCACTGTCCGTAATAGCGGCAACGACGAATGTATAACTATCACCATCAACAAGAAAACCTGTCTCGAAAGAATTGGTGTCTGTAGTGCTTTTATTAAAGATACCTGTTGTGTTGTTCTTATATCCTACAAGATAATTACTAAGGAAAACATTATCAGGCACATCCCAAGTCAGTGTAGCAGTAACGGTGTGCGTTCCATCAGTCGCTATATTTGTATTTTGTGGGGTGGTAACGGCTAAGTTTGAAATGTCCAAATTCGCCCGTGGATCAGGCAATGTGCTGCCATTGCTTGTAATGTCAGCTTCTTCTGCCGTCCAACTAAATGCTGCCGAAGATGTTTCGAGTAGTGTAAGTGCAACGCGCAGATCACCCGCATCGCCATCATTCTTAAACTTCCAGCCGATAACCTCAAACTCTTTTGATGACCATCCGTAACGGTCAATCGTCAAAGATATAATATCGCCGCACTCTACCTCAAACGCCTCTAGGCCAAAGTCAGCCGTGAATGTCATCTGCTCACGACCACGGTATAGCGTCATCTTCGCTAGTCGCTGCGCCATAGCTGATGACGTTGTGAATGGCAGTGTAAGGTCTAGCGCACTTTCCACATCACTGTCGTCACTGATAAATACGTCTGAGCGTATTTCAGGGTAGTCAGCCTGAACGTAGCGATTTTCAGCATCAATAAATGTGCCGCGCACGATGTTAAAGTTGTCACGCCGCGAATGCTTCGTTTGTAAATTTATTTCACTGCGCAGATCATCAAGTGTAAAGGTTTTTACAGGTGAGACATATTCTCCAACCTTTAGGTGCCATTTCCCCGCGCCCCAGAACAAAGTGCCAGCGCAAGCCGTCATCATGTCGCCCAAGATGTTAGATGGTGTCCTAGCTAGGCTGATAACACCGTTAATTTCATAACGCTTTTCTGTTAATGAACTGCCGCGCACCGCTGTACCAGTTCCACTGCCTACGCCAGTTGCCGTAAATGTAACCCCTACTGTATTTGCGCTTGCACCAATAGCAGTGAAATCTGTCGTTCCGACGGTTTTAATAGTGTAAGACTTGCCAACAATAAAAGACCCAGCATCTGTTGCAGCTAGATTTACAGTTTCATCACACGCATCTGCCGCAACCTCAAAAGATAGACTTGCTGCGTCGCCGTCGTTGTCTAAACCGTACGTTGATGTCAGATAATCACGAATACACAACGCAGCATTTGCACTGTATGAAGTTGTGCTTGTGCGCGGATCGTAGACCTTCTTGCCCTTAACTTTAGCTGTAATAAGGGGTATTCCATCTGCAAATATATTTTGGTTGTAATTAAATTTGACATAAAGACAGGCAATGCCCTCACCTTTAAAATTGCTATCTTCATTATTTGTTGGGTCTAACCCATCAACTTGCCAAGATGGCCGCTCATCAGACGCTATTGGGGAAGATGCGCCAGTTATTGTGGAATATATATTTTGATTATCTGCGCCCGTAAACTTTAAGATTTGCACCCTTTTAAGGCCATTACTATCCGTCCAATCATCCTCATCCACAAATCCATCTGCATCTAACGCAACAACTTTATCGTTGAGGTAGATGTCACCAATTTCTTCCACTTCGTGACCCGCAAGGCAGATTATTTGGTGTAGATAGCGATTTTTGTATCCATCATTACCCGTGGTAGTTTCAGCAAAAGTAATTATGCCTCCCTTGCGTACTTCACCGTAAACTATTTGTTGTGGGGCAGTTGCTTCTCGAATGTTTACAAGCAAGTTTTGAATGCCAAAGTCTGGTTTTGGCCCAAGGGCAGCCAATGCCCATGATGTGACTTGGCCTACACCAACATAAACTGCTGCCGTAACCAAAAATTGCCCGAATCCTGATGTGATGTTCAGTGCTTCAATAACATAAGCTGAGATAGCTTCAACGCGCGGAACACGATCCCAATCATTCCAATTCTTAATTGTAATATCGCCTAGCTTGTACTTCATGCCTTAATCCACGCGCTTTTGATAAAGTCTATCTGTTGAGAAATTACACCTTTCTCACCCAGAAAGATAGCCTTTGTGCCTATCGCTATGCCTAGCGCATCACCTATAACCCACCGCCTTGCACGATCAGTCGTAACCAGCGCACCCTTCGGCGGTATGCGATCTATGCGCTTCATCTTTCGGTCAATCGCTTCATCAAGAGAATTAGCCTGAAACACCTTACGCAGTTCGTCGCGCTTTAGGTACAGACCATTCTTTGTGTATTTCCCAACCCAATCGTCGGCCCAACCTTCGCCGTACATCGCCCGATACGCATTGTTGGTGAACATAAAGCAATCATTTGTGTGCCACTGAAACGGCACATCACGCATCTTGCGTATGTACTCATT